ATCATGCGGTACGGGGCCGCGAGATATGATTCGTAGCTCCATCCCATTTCCCGGCACACGAGAATAGCGATCTGTTCCTGGCTGAGGTTCGCTCTCCCTAGGACGAAGAACTCGTGCCAGTTGAGCTCTTCGTCTTCCGAAAATCCGTGAGCTTAGCTACCTCCTGCGTGATGAACGTGAAGTCCTCCACGGGAAGGTCCTGGATTATTTCGGAGACCTTTTCAGTGACGCCGTCCACTGAGACGACCGCAAGATCGATCATGCTCAATCCTCGTTCGATGTTCTCGGCGTTCGTCGGCTTCTCGGGCGCTGATTTTGCGATCGGCAGGAACTCGCGTGCGGTGATGTATTCCTTAAGGACCAATTTGTGGCCGTTCGGAGTGGTGATCTCTTTTGTTGCTCTCTCCATTTAAGGGTTTTGGTTTTTTGTTTTCGACCTAGTAGGAAGCGACGGTGTTGGTGACGACCGCTTTTATCATTTCGGAGTTCGTGGTGTTGTACGTGGCCTTAAACTTTATCGTCTGGTAGACGAGATCCTTGATCTTGATGGGGCGGGAATATTCGGTGAAATAAACTTGGTCGAGCGTGATCGCTACTTCCGGGTGCGATGTGCTGCCGATCGTTACGTCCGTATTCTTGAGGTCGAGCAACATCGCTTGCGGGACGTTCGGCGTCGCGAGGGCAACGTTCTTGAAGTCGGTGAGGTTTTGGTAGATCGCTTCGAGCGTCCCTTCCACCTTGAACTCTTTGTTCAAGAAATCAATCGGGGCGACGGACCCGAGCACATCGTCGTCTTCGATGTTCGCGTCAATGGAGAGCTTGGCGGACTTGAGCGCGATCGCGGTTGCACCGGAGAGCCCGGAGACCGAGGTCGCGTATTTGAAGGTCATGTACTGCGGAATGAAACGGTTCTCCGCGACGATTGAGGGGCTGAATGAAGACTCTTGGACGCCCTTGAGTGCCTTTACCGAGAGCGAGAGGTTCGCAAACTTCTTGAGCTCAACGTCGAGCTCGGTCTTGTGAATCACGCCGAGCGCGTGGCTGTAGTCTTGCGCGGCGAGTGGGTCGTGGATGAAAAGGGTGAGTGACTGGTGCTGGGCGTTCTCGGCTACTGTCAGGGTGTGGTCGTAGACGACGGATTCGCCGGCGTGCGTCGCGTTGGCGATTGCGCCGAACTGCGAGAGAAGCAAGAGCGGAAGCGACTGATCCGTCAGCGGAACTTTGAGCGTCCCTTCCGCCCAGTTCTTCACGCGGAATTGCCCGACGGAATCTTCGATGACGCCGAACGCTTCGTCCTGGGTGACGTTCTCGTACTTCTCGTCGATGCTCGCGTCACTGAAGGGAATCCAATATGACGCGCTCGCTATCGCGGTGCCGCGAGTTGTTTCCTTCGCTATCCCGATGCTAAATAATCGTCCTATTCCTTTTGCTGCCAGGGTTATTCGTTATCGGGTTTTTTGGTTTCGGTCTTTTCCTCCTTCGTTACGGATTCGCGTTTCGCCTTCCAGATGTTCGTCGCTTCCTCGATCGTCGATGCGACGATGCTCAAAGGCTTCCAAACACCGGAGCCGGGAAAGTGATATTCATTCTTGATCTGGCTCACGGCGCGGATGGTCGTGGGCTCGTCCGGCGACTGCATTGACTTGTTCTGTGCCTCGGAAATCATTACTGCGGATTTGTATTCACTATAGCATTCGCGTTTTTCGGGGACTGTGGATTAGGCGGATTGGACCGCGGCGGTGACGAGGGTCTTTGCCTTCAACGTCACATAGAAAACTACGTACGTGACGCTGTTACTGCTCACAGGGCCGGGCGGTTCGAGCACTGCGGGCTCTACGCCGCCGATGCTCATGCCCTGAAGCGTTACGTCCTGGTCGAAAACATTCAACACCGCGTCAACCAAGCCTTCGAGATAAGTTGAATCTGTCTTCGGGAGGTTTTCCGGCGTCGTGACCACCATCACGTACCACGTGTATTGCCGGAGGTTCGTTGCCACGTCGTAGTATTCGGACTGGCTCACGGTCGGAGGAATGACGAGCGCGGACGGGAAGAGCGGCCAGTTTCGGTCGAGCGGGTTCAGTTTCGTGAAATCGTCGACGACGAACGATCCGAGCGTTCCGGATTCCACGAGCGACTGAAGGTCGTTCACGATCGCATTTTTCATGTTCTGCGCGGCGGTGTTAGGCATTGGCTTGTGATCCGATCGCGGCTGATACTTTTTCGAGCGCTTGACCGAACAGCGCGGTTATGTCCGGTTGTGCCGAGGCAATGATCCTTTCCATGAACGGATTGGCTTCCGTGCCCGGGTGGTGCACCAGAGTGCCGAAGAACTGCCCAGTTTTCGCATTAGCGAGGACTTTCGCGTTGACGGGCCGGATTATGTGGGCCGCCGTGCCGAACTCGACGTAGGGCGCGTAAGAGGCTTTCGGATACCAGCGTGCCTGAAACTGGCCGATGTCGAATCCCCAGTTCTGGACGAGGTAGCCGGTCTTCACGGGAACGGTTGCGGCGGTCGTGAACTTTGCGAGGATCGCCTGCGCCGCGACGATCGCGTTCTGGATGATGGGACCCGAGATGGCGGGGTAGTTCGCGAGCGCGGCCTGAAGTGCGGGGAGATTAGGAATAAGGACTTGAAACATTTTCAGAAGGTATTTCCCACGCGGCGGTAGTTGTTAATCACGTCGATGTCGAACGAATCGAGTCTGTCTTTCCACGAAGTCGTAGCGCCTTGGATATTTTCGCTGGCCTTTCCGTCAAGGAGTCTCCGCTTGTAGATCCGGACGACGAGGTTTTCGCAGAGGTTCGTGAGATCGGCCGGAAGCGTGTGCGTCGAGCCGTTGCCGGCGTTCTGCCAGTTGATCAGGTAGCCTGCGGTGTAGGTCGCGCGGAGCATGTTCGAATAAAGGCGCGGCATGACGCCGTACACGCGGACGATCCCGGAAGTTCCTTCTTCGAGAAGCTCGAACTGGTCTGTGATGAAATCGGTCCAGTTCGGATTCGAAGGAGTTCCCGCGCGCCACTGGAACGACGTGAGCGCAGAGACGGGCGCGTTTCTGAGGACGAGATAGATCTGCTTTGTACCGAAGACGGAGTAGACCTCGTTGTTATAGGTCTTCGTCATGAAGTGCCCGTCGTTCGGAGCCTTCTCAAGCCCGGTCTTGCCACACTGTCTCTCGATGTAATCGGTCGCGGCGTTAATCATCCGCGTGAGAACGGAGTCAAAATCGTTTTGCGAGATCTGAAGACGATCTTTGACGCGGGCCAAAGTCGTGAGTGCGTAGGGATAGACTGTTTCTTGGACGGTAGGCATGAAGCGAGGAATAGATCCTCGTGTCGTGCTCCTTGCCGGAAGGAGCACGGGAACGAAGATTCGAACTACGTGTTCGAAGGTGTCGTTGTGACGGGGAGCTGCTGAACTCCACCGCCGAAAACGATCTCGCCGTAGACGAGAGCCGCGGGCGACGTGCCTCCGGTGAAGGTCGGCGTCACCACGATGCGAAGGTACCGCTTCCGATTAAGGTTGAGGCCTTCGATGCGGGCGGCGTTCACTCCTGCCGCGGCCTGGAGGCCGGAGAGGGAGAAGCCGATAACCTCGCCCGTGTTGTCGAGCGCGTTGCTCCAGTTCGTCGATCCGTCAGCGCTCTCTTGGAGCGTGACGGCGAGCACAGCGGCGGACGGTGAGCCCGACGCCTCTGCGGAGTAAACGTGGAGCTTGGCATTGTCGTACCCTTCGGTATCGACGGAAACGCCGTCCACAGCGGACGAACCGCTTATGCTCTGCGGAACGATGCTCGATACCTGATGGATATCGTCATATGCACTAAAACGCATGTTGTTTTTGTTGGCCCCTGCCTTCCATCGACTTTAATCGGAAGGGACGAATGAGCTAAAAATGATGCATAGCTGCCATTCGACGGGCGGTTTATTTTCCTCGTAGCTCCCGGCTCCGCACGAGGAAACGCGCGAGAGCCGGAAGTCACAAAGCAAACTACGACGCTGAAGTCTTTGCGACGACGAATGCCTGAGGGAGCACGACCACGAAGGCGTGGCGGTGCTTGTAGACGATGCCGCGCTGGTCGGAAAGAGCGATCTCTTTGCCGCCGAACGCGCCGGAGTCGAACTGCGCAACGCGCAAGTCGCCCTTATCGCCGAACGCAGCTGCCTTCATGTTACCGAAGATAACGAAAGGCGTGCTGACTGCGGTCGCGGAGAGGGCCGGGAGCCAACGGTTCGTGTACACCGGGAAGCCGAGGATCGAACCTGCCGGGCGGATAGGTCCGCCAGTCGGGTCGATGTCGAGCGTCGCGGGTGAAGCCAAACCTCCGAAGAGGAGGATCGGCAAACCGTCAGAACCTTTCTGTACGCGGAGCGAAGCCCAAACGGTGCGGTGCATGTAGAACGCCGCGCCATCGAGGACGGACTCTTCGAGCAAGCCGATCATGTTCGAAGCGTCGGTGATTACATCGAAGCTTGCGAACGTGGTCTTGCCGGATGAAGTCGAACCGCCGAGCGAGTAGCTCTGCGTGTTCGGCGCGTTCAAGACGCCAACGAAAGGACCGGGGGCCGTACCTGCGGTCCCGCCGATAAATCCTTGCTGGTCGATCATGTTCGCGAGCGCTTCACCTGCCATCGCCATGAGCCAATCCGCGAGCTGTACCGAGGCATCGGCCAAAAGGTCGTTGCCAACGGTGAACGCGAGCTGCCACTTGCGGGCGATGAGGACCGCCTGTCCGAACGTGAGTCCGGTGACGGTTCCCGGAAGGTCGACGCCGACGTAGGAGCCGGTCAAGAAGGAGCCGGTGTAGTTCGGGATGCCGAGCTCATCGGTCTTCATGGGCCACTGCTGCGCCTGCTTCAAGATCGTTCCGACGGAAGCCGCGATGCGAAGGATCGCCGCTGCAACCTCGGGTTCAACGAGATAGCCGCCGCGGTTGTCCTGCTCTTCGATCAAAGCCTCATTGGCTTTTACCTTGAGCGCCATCTCGCGGTTACCGCGGTAGACGGCCTGCACCTGCTTCGCGAAGCCGATCTTCTGTTCCGTGTCTAGCCCGGAGATGTCCCGGCCGTGCACGTAACGCTCGATCATCATGTTCTCGACGACTTTGCGTGCGTTCTTGAGGGAGATCTCGTCCATTTTCGGCGCGAGTTTTTCCTCCATAAACGTGTTGAAACCCTTCGTCACGTTTTCCGTGATCTGGGTAATGGTCTTTTCTGAAATTTCCATTTATTGAGTTGTTGATGTGGTCTTATCTGCGGCCGGGAAAATAAACTTTGAAGGTCTTATTGAGGTCCCCCAGAGCTTCCCCGACGACAGCGTCAACCATCCGAAGCACCCGGCGATTCGCCATGAACGCCTCAAACGTTCCATCGGTGGGCCGGATAACTGGGACCTCGACCTTGATTTGCGGGGCAATCGCCTCTTTCTGAGGCTCTTGTTCCTCCCCCCCGCTACCACCGGAAGCAATCGCTTTCAGGGCCGCGGTTACATTGGAAATAGCTTTCTTGTGGCTCTCCGTAATATCGCTCAAGGCTTTGGCGTGAGCTTCGTGAAGGTCGTCGAGCGATTTGGCAATAGCGTCGAGCTTCGCTTGGTTTGCCGCTGAAATTGCGCGGCCGGATTTCTGCTCGATCAGTGCGAGCGCGGCTTTCGCTTCGTCCGTTTCACCTTCTCCCATCTCGGCTTTACAAAGGTCCATCTGAGCTTTTGCGTGGCGCTCCAATTCGGTTCCGGCCGATTTTTCGAACTCGTCGATGCTCTTGAACTCTTCGATCGCTTTCGCGAAGCATTTGATGTGCTCGCCGTGCTCGGAAGCTCGTAGCTGTCGTCGACCGCCTTCATGCACTTTTCGAGATGAGTGTCGTTCTCGGAGCCGAGTTCGGCTTTGAACTCGTCAAGCGCCTTGAACTCGTCGATTGCTTTCGCAACCGCTTCGCCGTGCCGTTCCTGTTCGGCTTTTAAGTTTTTGGATAGTTCGTTGTTCATGTCGCCGTCGTTTTCGTTCGATTTGCTCTTGCCTCCTTCCGCGGGTACGCACACGAGCGCGCCGGGGTTGTTGGGGTCGTCGGCGAGGATGCCTAGACCGTCGTCGTCCGTTTCGCACTTGTCGCCGACCTGCTCGGCTTTGGCTTCGAAGCTGAGGCCCTTCATGACGAGCTGCGGAATGTTCAAATTGAGCTTTTTCATCTGCCGCATGGAAAGGGCGAACGGGTTTGCCGGGACCGGGACGAAGCTGAACTCGAGAAGCTCAAGCGTCTCGTCTTCGTGCTTGATGTAACCGACCGAAGTGGCCTTGATGTAACCCTCGTTGTAGAGGCCCGCGATCTGGGCGGCGAGGGGATTCAATTCGCCGGGAGCGAACTTGCCTTCCGCTACGAGCTCGCCGTTCTCGACGGTGATGCCGGTGCAAACGCCGATGGGGAGTGAGTAGTAGTCGTGAGCCCAGAGCACCACCGGGTTCGCTTTGAAGTTCGTGAGGTTCCACTTCGATTGGTCAAGCTCGTCGCCCTGCCGGTCTTCGGCTGAAGTAGAAACGACAACCTTGAACGTCGATGCATCGTCAGCCGCTTTTATCGCGGCAACGACGGTTTGATTCTTAACAAGCGAGGCTTGGAAGTCCTTGAGGAGGTCTGTGGTGAATTTCTTTATGGTTTCGTTCATTCCTCGGGGTTCGACCTGAGGCTTGTGGGTGTTTGCTTAATACGGAAGGTGATCCAACGAGACGCGGATCACGGTCGAGGTTGGTACAGAAAGGTTCGAGCCGGTGATATTCGAAAACGCCACTGTCGCGGTCGCGTTGCCGCCACTCACCGCAGTTACGACACAGCCCGAAACGTATACGGTCGTCGTGGCCGCGCCGCCGCTACAGATGTCGCCGATGGCGAGTCCTGCGACCTGGATCGAAGCGGTCGTCGTGGCGCTGGAAGTCGTCGAGCCGAGCGGTCCGAGAGTTGCGACGGTAAGCGGCGTTGTGGAAGCGGTCGCATAAATGCTGAGCTGATCGTAGAGGCCCGTACCGCCGACGCTCGTCGCGCCGGGAATGTAGAAGTTCGGAAGGCCGCTGATGGGAGAAATGCTGCTCGCGCCACTGCTTGCCGTGAAGAGCGTGGTCGGAGTAACGCCGCCCGGGAAGTCACCCGCGACATT